TTGCGAACACTTCCCTCTAAGTCAACATACGTACCATAGTAGGCTCCTTGAGTTATTGTAATAGCTCCATCATCAATCTGATGTTGTGGAATAACTAAAGTCTGTTTATCAGGATTTTCTACTTTTGTTACATCAGGAGTTTTTCCTAATGAATACCCAAATAATGTCCAGGCCGTAAGTCACCAACTTTCTTATATAATAATGCGTGTCACTTGACCACACGAAAGATTCAATTCTCTCGCCGCATCAGCAATAGAACCAAAATTCCCTCTGGAAGTCTTGATTGCTCTTGCATTGTTATTTTTGCTTCCTGTCTGATTTACATGAGGTCTTGGGCCCCTCAATGCTGCTCTGTGTGCTTCTGTTTTTGGTACACCCTTGAGTTTCCTACTTACGACATCCCAAGATTTTTCTCGCATCATCTTATGAGTCTCAGGGTTCTTGTATCTTTCTAAATTTCGTTCGCGGTTCTCGATTCGTCGTTGTGGGTGCCTATTCAAGTTCCCCGATCTTCGTCCCGCTTCCCTTTGGGCTTCTTTCTTTGCTTCACTCATTGTCATTTGACCAGAAAGTGTTTGGGCAGCAACCCACTCATATTTATTCGCTGTTATTTCAAAGAGAAATAGGTGGGCTTGAGCGTGTTGCGCGAGAGTTAGTAGAACTCTATTGTCCGACGCATTGAAGTCATTGTCGCGTCTATCCGCGAGTGGATTTATTCGCAACCGCCACTCATGCAACGGTATAATATGATGCCAGGGCATAATCTCTCCATAATAAAAACGGGGGGCCCGAAGGCTCCCCCATCCCCTTAAACGATAACGGTATTATTTTTTGATGTGGAAGTCCAGTATTGATAGGCCATCGTCACAGAAAATTCTTCGATGGTGTCGTTGCTGCCCCAGTCCACGTCAATTTGGCTCACATCCACAGGGAAGATTCCTTCAAACACATAGGTCTTGAGGATTTCACCAGTCTTGGAATATTGATTAACCAAGGCCTGTGTGGAATATCCGAGAGCATTGCCAGCCCATTTGTCGCTGACATTAGTAACTGCGCGGTTCATACCATTCATCCACATTTCAAAGGCATTGCGTATAGCAAAATCTTCATCATTAAGAATGGATAACGTCCACTCTGGATACGTCTTGTTGCCCTTGAGCTTGGATTCGCGGCCAAAGTAATACACAGGTACCACTCCCTGAACTGATCCAGGCAAACTTGCCGTTTTGCACATAAATGAAAGTTTTCTATTCGCAGCCCCTGGATTCACGAACGTGGGGAATACCATTTGGACTTCGAAAAGATTTGGACGAGCGCCATCGCCCTGCATTTGTGCCCGAAATTCTCCAGCATTGAAAGCCATTGTCTATCTCCTCTATTCTTATTTAGATAACAGTTTTAGAACTTACCCACCACTTCATCGAAGGACACTCCGCTTCGCACTGCAACGAAGTTCAACTGGATGAAGTTAATCGAGCGAGCAGGCTTGATATAGATATCGCCCACAAACTGATTCGCATCCACCACCGTTGGGGTGTTGTTCGTGCCATCGCAAACCACTCGGTAATCACTGATACCACGACGACCCTGCACATCACGAAGGAATGGGTTGACCATGGAATTGAACTGGGCCTGAGTAAATTCATCGTTGAATTCAAACAAGCTGAACTTGGCTGCGCGAGCAATCGACTTTTCTAATACGATGAAGAGTCGGCGGACATTGATTCGATCAAAGGCACTAGGCTTGCTCAAGAGGGTCTTGTCGCCATAGAGAATCGTGCCATCTCCTGAGAATGTAACCACAGGATTAACACCATTCTTATATAACGTGTCGCGTTCAGCTTGGCTAGCATTCCATGCAAGCTTAATGACATTCTTGATCTGGCCACGGTTATAACCCGCTGGCGAATACCATGGATCGCGTGTCGTATCGGTACGGACGCATAGTCCTGCGATATCACCATTTAATGGGAGATAACGGTAGGTATCGTTGTACTTGTCATACTGATACTTCCAGTTATTATCCATGAAGGCATAGCTGGAAGATGGGAGTGTGTTGCGATATGCGACGATTGAGGTTGCTTCATTTCCAACATTGTCCACGACGCTGGCTCGGTTTGGTGTGACGAAGGCCACGCAATCTCTACGCACTTCTGCGATGCTGCTGATGATATAATTTACAACCGTTGCGTCTGCTTCTCCGGTTACGATAAGAGATACATCAACCACGTCGCCATTGACATACAATCCCCAACTACGGATAAGGTCTCCATCAGTAACTGTCATGTCCGATCCACCTGAAAGGGTGAAGCGTTGTGCAACAGTCACATCCGTGAAAGTCGTTTCCAAGGCTGTGTTGCCCCAGTTCGTGCCAAGAGGATCATGTTTTCCCCAGTAAATCGTTCGGGACTTGTTGAAGATGCTGGTTGGGTAGTAAATCGAAGATCCATCGTTGCTCTTAGCATCGGATGCCTTGGAGACGAATGGATAGGTTTCCAGAATCGTGTTCGCTGTACCGGTGATTCCACCAAACTGGTCCACAACAATAACGTGCAATTCATCGGCTGATCCGCCTTTGCTTGCAGCGTAACTTGAGGTTCCAGGAGCCGCAGTAAACTGGTCGGCATATTCCCACTTGCGAAGAATTGAAGTATTGGCCACAAGTGCAGAAGTTAATCCGCTTGTGAGGATGATTGCCGTAAGGTTTGAAGACAAGACCTGGATATATGGGTTGGTGCTCAACTTAACATAATCGCCGGTCTTCACAAAGGTGTTTGCCACACCCGTGACGTTGATCGTGACATCTCCCGCGTTCGCGGCATTTGCGGTCGCAGTACCTTGCAGAGTGACGTTGCTCGAAAAGACGTTGGCGCTTCCGCAAACTGACACCTTGAGGTTGTTACCAAGTGCGCCAGGATAACGGGCTGCAAATGAACCAAAACTGCCTTGTCCTGCATAATAGTTGTTCTCATACTTGACTTCGTTAGCAATCTGCAATGCGGCTGCGCCGTTTGCCGTTGCGTTCAAGGACAACGTATTCGCAGAGCGAGTGGTTTGGAGATTGTTACCATATGCCAAGAAATTGGACGCAGAGAAGAACGAGAGATAGGTGTTGGAATTGGGCTTGCCGAATATTGAAACAAGCTTCACTTCGGTGTCAATGAGGGTGATAAAGTCAACAGGTCCCCAGACAAACTGCCCAACAACCGCACCCGTACTTGTAGAAACGGTAGGAACGATAGTTGTTAAGTCGATTTCTGATACATTAACCCCAGGAGAAAGCATGAACATAATAGTGCTCCTTACATAGATTGCGGTGAGTCGCAGGTCATAGCCGGTCGAAAGTTACTTTCGTGGAGTTATTTATGGTTTCCAGGATTTCTCGCACAGTTCTGGAAATGCCAGCGTTTCATACCACGACTTGCGCCAGTTTTGTGACAATGCTGGCAAATGACTAGGACTGAGGGCACTGCTGCAATTCCTATTTGACGTGCCGAATTGGCTCTATTTTGTTCAAGAGTGCGTGGTTTGTGTTTTCCTCCAGTTTGTCGTATGGACTGGGCCAAACTTTGTTCAAGAGTAATCTTGTGTCCTCTATGGCCAAATTTATACCGCTTCCCTTTCATAAAATCAGCATGTCTCTGGTTTTGTTCTGTAGAGTGTTTGCGTCCATTATTATATTGGTTCCCACGGTTCCTCGAAATAGATAGTTCTGTGGCCGTAGCTTGCGCCATGATAAAGTTATTCAAGAACCCATGCTTCTGGGCATGGGCATCAGGATGTAACGCCTCCAAATTCAAGGGATCATCATTGGCGTGGTTCATATCCTTGTGGTGAATATGATGTCCTTTGGGAATTGGCCCATAATGCTGTTCATAAATCTTACGATAGTGCATTATATTCCCTGTGCCCGTTTAACATAATTTGCCATAAAATTCCTCATCTCATCTGGGTCCATATCTCGTGATCTCACCCATAGGTCGCCATCCTCAACTGTGAATGGGTCCTCTAATCCACTATCTATCACGCCAAATGGAACAATATCATCCTCTACGGC